GTGGGGATCGAATCTCCTGCTTGGAGCTGGGCCCAGAAATCATCGTTAAAATCGGACTTATAGGTCTGCATCTCGCGGATGTTCTCGCGGGCGTTGTGCGCCAGCATGGCGTACAGGCCCATGACATCCATGGTCTGACCGCCCTTGGGACCGCCGCCGGCAGGTAGCATGTTTGAATCGTAGGCATCGCGAGAGCGGACGGACAGACCCTTCTCTGCTGTATGGTGCAGCTTGAGGATGTACTGGGGCCCAACCAGGACGTTTGGGAACTTGCGCTTGGTGACTGGGTCGTAGAGGTCCTCGGTATCCGAAACGCCCGCCTCTTTCAGCTCCGCCTTCAGCTTCCGTGTGTAGTCAGGAACCTTGGGGTCGAAGTTGTTGACGACGTAGGGCTTGCCAGTCTTCTCCGCAATCTTGGCTGCAGAGGTCTCGAGTACCTGGCCAAGATTGATACGAGTGTTACCGCTGAAGACTGCCTTGCCGTTCCTTCGGACTAGAAGGACTCCATTGGGGACCGTGGCGCAGTGAACGATCCCGTCGTAGTCGATCCACTCCTCCACCTGGTTAAGCTTGGTAGTGTCTGACCAGTTCACCCAAGGAGCAGCGCGGCTCCCGCTAATCGACAGGTGGTAGCAGGCCCCCTCCCCGCGGCGAGTCTCTCTCTTCACGTTGGCCGCAATGCCGAGCTTGGCGCATACTTCCTGTACGCCGTCGGCAAGAAGCTTGGACGAAGTCCAGTAGCGCTGGTTACCGTAGTGGCCCGTCTCCTCGTCCCACGTTTCCGATCCATCACCAGAGAGAAGTGCATCCAGGAAAATCCTCAAGTGCCTCGAATCCATGTCGAGCACTGAGCGAGGGATGTACTTCTCTCGAGCTCCTCCCAGGGGCCGGAGCAGCTCATAGAGCCCTTTGTGCTTGATGCGAATGCCTTGCGGCGCCTGCTCGAAGTTCACTCCCATCATCTCCACGAGAGCAACGATCCGATCGTACTTCTCCGGGTTAGCTTCCTTGCTCTGGGAGATCTCGACTACATATCCGTAGTTGGCCTGATTGAAGTAGGTGCTGCCCTCCGACAGGTACCACCCCATGAACTCGGCCCACTGGGGAGCGCTGATGTTGAACCCGTCAGCCGGCCGGCCGCTTGAGGCCGGAGTGCCGTTCGGCACGTGGTACATAAACTCGCTGGTGCCTCCCCATCTGGCAGCCTTCAGGTACCGGCGAGGCTGCCCGAATATCTCCTTGGCCTCTCTCAGCTCGAATAGGGACGGCACCTCCGGGTTGTCCAGATCAAGAGGTCCAGACATCAGGTGGTTGCCCCGCCTTGCCGTAAACTGCTTGTGGTTTGGGGTCACCAGCACGTCAAGCTGCTGATTCTGGACTCGGTACATCTTGCCCTTGTGGGGGACATGATAGACCTCTTCGGGCTTCTGGAACTCCAAAGTCAGAGTCTTGGGGTTGAGCGTGGCGTAGGTGTGCTCTGCCTTGATGTCGGGAGCCCGGACCCACCCCTCAGTCGTGAGGAACTCCGTCTCCTCGTCGTAGCAGGGAATGCCAGTTGGATTGAGGATGACCTCGACAGGCTTGTCATCCTTGTCATGGGGCATCTCATGATCGGGCATGATGTTCGTGATGATGCCCTTGTTGCCGTGCCGCCCCACGATCTTGTCGCCCACGTCTGCCGGTGTCTCTGCACGGATGTAGATCGTAGTGTCCCTACCGTGCTTCACCACCTTGGTGACCATGCCGGGGACGTCCTTCGTCCAGCGGATCTCACGAGGCTTCCAGGGACGTATGAGCCCCTTCGAGAACAACCCGAGCTTCTGCTCGTCTGGGCTAATCGTCTCCTCCTTGAGCACACCTATGAGAACATCGTCCTTGTTGACAACCTGACCCTCACGAATGATTGCGTCATCGTCAAGCTTCTCAGCCTGCTCGTTCGAGACCTTGCCGGCCATGTAGGAGAGGAACTTCTTCTTGTCGAGCCTGAGGCTCTTCTCGGCGGTGATACCTTCCCGGAAGAGGTGCTCCGACGTTAGCTTCCTGGCTGCAGTCTCAGAGATGACGATACCGTCCTCGAAGTTGTAGCCCTTCCAGGGCATGTAGGCGACACGCAGGTTGGTGCCTAGAGCCAAGACGCCACCCTTCGTGAAGTTGGTGTCGGCTACTACCTGCCCTGCCTTCACCGAATCGCCCACCTTCACAGTCGGGGTGCTATTGAGAACACTCTTGTCGTCATTCAGGGGGAAGTCGTCGTAGAGCTGAACCTCAAGGCGCTTCCCAGCCTTGTCCTTGATGATGATGCCGTCCTTCTTCACCTTCTCCACGGTGCCGTCAAACGGCGCGACGTGGCTCACGAACTCGCCAATGCCTTGCTCGAACGTGCGGGAAGGCTTGTCGCTGCGGGTCTGGACCAACGGTGCTTCTCGATCCTTCAAGGCAATGGCCTGTTCGATCTGGCGAGAGGCAACCATGGTGCGGTTGCCCTGGTTGTTCTGGAGAAATGGGATCAGATTGGCCGGTAGGTCAAACATGCCCTTTGACGAACCAAGGACGTAGTCCACCTCGCTTGGTTTCACCACTGTCACAGTGCCGTCGGGGTCGGAGACCTTTATGTGGGTCTTCAAAGAGGTCGGCTTGCCTCCCTTCCACTCGTACTGGTCAGGGAAGGCGAGGTTGGACTTGAGCGCTTGATACGGGTTGATCATGTCCCGCTTGCCGGTCTTCATGTTGAAGACAGGGATCTTGATATCGTGCCCTTCCTTCACTACTTGGGAGGCGAGCTGCAGCGTCACGCCGATGCGCTCGCTCTCCGGGGTCATGATTGGATCCAAGAAGCCCAGGTGGCTGGGGTTGATGGACTGGGCCTCGAGAGAAATCTGGTGGGCCGAAGAGATGCCGCCTTCACCAGGTGCAAAGAGAGTGGTCTTCCGGTTCCCCGAGATGAAGCTGATGGGGTTCGTCTGCGTCGGACGCTCAGAAAGAACGGAGCTGGTGAAGAAACGGCGCAGGGGCTTGCCGAAGATATCCGGGTTGATGATGTCCCGGACCTTGGTGTTCTTGTCCAGTGTGTTGCCAATCTTCCTCTTGACATCCTTCTCGGTCTTCCACTTCTCCAGGCGCTCGTTGATGAGATCTTCAGCAGAGTGGAGGTCTTTGAACGGGAGTGAGTCCCGGTCATCTGGCTCAATCTCCTGGCGGGAGACCCTCAGGATCTTGTGAGAGCCATCGAGGAGAGCCGACCCTGAAACCTTGTCATAGGGCTTGCCAAGAGTGAGCTGGGTGGAGTCGGGGCGCAGGACCGACTTGTCGAACTCGTCGAGGATGAACTTCTTGGCCTCATCCAGAGTCTCTGGGTTGGACCCACGTATGGCTCGGTAGAACTTGCGAAGGGCTACCTCATCAGTCCCTGCCTTGTTGGCACTGAAGATGTCCTTGCCCCAAGAGCGCTCTATGGAGTCGTCATCGATGCCCATAGTCTTGAGCACCGGGTAGAGAGGAATCTGAGCCTCGCCGTAGCGAAGCGACATCTTCTGGTTCTTCGGGCTGAAGTCCATGTGGAAGTTCTGGCCCTTGGCCAGGTTCCACATGGCGGTGAGCTCACCGTTCTTCCGGATGCGGGTGTAGACACCCGACTTCATGCGGAAGACGTTGTTCACCTGCCATTCGTTGCCGTCAACGATGTAGCTGTAGCGACGGGTGATCTTGGGGAGCTGAGCAACGTTGACGACCTGGCGGTCGATGATTTTGCCGGTCAGGTTGTCCTTCAGCTCGAGCTCGGCACGGATGGGGACGGTCCAACTACGACCCTTGACCTTGGCGTCCTTCTGATCGCGGATGTCGTCGACACCCTTGTTGTCCTCGACCCAGACCTTCTTGGCAGACAACGTGTGCTGCCGACCTTCGATCGGGAAGTAGTTCTGGATTGTCTTGGAGGTACGCTGCTTCAGCTCTTCAAAGGCGTCTTCCGGCGAGTAGTGTGCCATCAGGCCTCTCAGCACTGTCGTGGGCTACGCGAGGCAGCCTGAGCGATGGATGGGTACCACGTTTCCAGACATCCTACACCCATGAAAGCAAGGCACCAACTTCTGGCATAAGAACTACGGAGGCCCAATCTTTGACCCAAGCCCGGAGGCTAGGATGACGACCCCCACCTCAACCGAAGTGTTCCGCAGCATCGTGCAGGATGAGCTCGTCAGTGGGTTCCTCAACGTGGAGCCCACCGACGAGCCCCAGTCCGACCCCACTCCGTCGAGTGAGGACGAGGTGCGGAACAACGACGAGGATGTGGTCAGCTAGGAGGACAATGAGACTCATACTGGCTGGATTTATAGTGGGCCTCATGCGGAGGCTCATCTATGAACTCACGAAGGCCCGCGATCATCACAACATCTCGGGTCGTAGCAAAGCCGACTGCCCCTAAGGCAGTCAGGGCATTTCCCAAACACCTCTCTAGGTCAGTAGGAACATGTCTTAGTTGCGGAGAAGCGTTTACTGGGCCCGGCGCCATCCGACTAAGGCATGGTTGTATCCGACGACGGAAATGGGGTGCAGAGTTTATCGAGCTTCCTTTCGAAGACCGAGGGAAGCTCAAGTGGGTGTGCACGAGGTGCGCTTGGGAGTGTGACATCACTGGAGACGATGGCCACTTCTCAGAGCGTCTCAAAAACCTCAAGCCAGACGGTCAGTGCTGCCTGTGTAACAGGTGCATTGAGCCGTACCCCATGGAGGATTGGTCTTCAGCAGTCCTCATCGAAGTAGGAGAGATGGCGCCTAGCACGAGAGGCGAATTCTCGATCTTCCACCCGAGTGAGACAGGCCATGTGCACTACCTGTGTATGGATGACCTGAAGCTCGAGCTCTGGCGGTTGATAGAGGCCTCAGACACACCCGATCTCAGGGAGTACCTCCCATGAGCCACGTCGGAAGGTCTGGCGTGGTAAGGTGTGACCACTGTGGCAAGGTGGTACAGGGGCTACCTGACATCGTCAGGATCGGGGATAAGGAGCGGCACTTTTGCTCCGAAGCATCGTGCATGGAGGAGTTCTTCGTGGAGCGGTTCCGCGACTCCATCAATGGGGAAGTGGAGAAACAAGTCCGCGAGGAGTTCAACTTCCTCCACAAGCAGGTGTGCCCTGCCTGTAGGCACAGGTTCATCACCAAGACCAACATGGTTCTGGAGGGAAAGAAGAGCTAACAGAAGAGGCCTTCGGGCCTCTTTTTAGCCGTGCTATCCCAGGCTGTGACCAAGAGCTGCCGCACCTCCTAGTGCAGCCGCACCAAGGCCGAAGCGTCCCATTCGGCTACCTGTGACCTTACCAAGGATACCCCTCAGCCTTCCAGCTGACTGCCCCGCTGATGAAGCCGCTTGAGCCGCAGGCTGACGTGGAGGACCTTGCCAGCCTGGTTGTCGTGGTGGGACTCTTGCTTGTGGGTCTACCATGGTAGGTGCGTACTGAATGGGTTTTGGCTTGACCTGGGCCTGTGGCTGGGCCTGTGGCTGACCCCATTGTAGCTGGGTTCCTGTCCTAGCTTTGGCCATGCCTTCTGCAGTAAAACGGGGGTCTCCAGCGAATGGATCTACACCTGCTGACTCGATAGCAATCTTCGTCAGCTCGTCGAAGAAGGTGTTGATGAGAATCGAGTTCATATCGATGACGCCTCCGGGCCGCGCATTGGGGGCCTCTGCTCAGGCAATGGCATGGCAGCCGAGTTCTTGTTGGCCCCACGGCTCTGCTGCAGCAGCTGCAGAACCATAGAGTAGAGCTGTGGGTTGGCCTGCTGCATCTGCACGAGCTCCTTCTGCTTCTCATGCTCGGGCAGCTGGTTGAGCCAACCGACTACCTGGTTGGCCACGGTGAAGATATCCATCTGGGCTGGTTGGTTAGCGACCAGTGGAGACTCCCCACCTGCAGCCGCTGCTGACCCCTGTCCCTGTTCTTGGCCCTGCTGTTCGCCGGCGAACGGCATGGGTGGGACAGCCCCTGCCCGGTTCATCATCGCCATCTGGGAGTTGCCCTGTGCGCCCATCGCTGTTGGGCTGGCCACGCCAGGCTGCCCCGCTGCGGCCATACCCTGCTCCTGGAGCATCTTCTGGTCCTCCGGGGCAATGGGCGGAACCTGTTGCTCCATCATGATCTTCTGGCCGCGCATCTGGTACTTCACCTGGACGAGCTGTGCTTCACCCTGGATGCCTGCCTGTGCGAGAGCCTGGGAACGCTGGTTCTCGAGGACGCGCTTCTGCTCGATGGAGATGATCTCGGACTCCTTGACGGCATCCCAGTCCATGTCTTCCATCAGGGACTTGTCGGACAGCTTGCCAGCCTGGTTCATCTGCAGGTAGAGGGCACTGCGCCGCAGGTCGTCAGCCATCTTGAAGCGCTTGTAGTGGCACGGCACCGGCTCCCAGCCCATGAATGCTGAGACGTTAGGCATGATGAAGTCGGTGACCAGCTGCTTACGCTGGGTCCTTTGGTCAAGGAAGTGGTTCTCGAGGATACGCATCGAGACGTTGCTGCCTGAGAACTGCATCCCGCCAAAGTAGAACTCGATGGGAACGCCCATGCCGGAGATGATGTGCTCGCACCACACCCGGTACTCCTGCGCCAGCATGAGGGCACGACCATCGCCGCCGAGGGTCTGCTGGCCTACAGGAATGGGGAGGAGAGGGATGTAGTTGTTGTCGAGTCTCCAGCGAACGATCTCCTGCTCGATCTTGTCACGCCACTGGGTCAGGTTGACCGTCGAGTTGTGGGTTGCCACCCCCACCACACAGAAGGACTTGTCCCCCGCCATCTGGAAGCCACGCACGGTAGAGACGGGTCGCTCTGCGACCTTCCTGACCCTCAGGTAGACATAGCCGTCCCGGATGAACCCGCAGCCGCTCCATTCATTCTTCACCCGAGTCTTGCCCACGACTGGCCAGCCGAACGCTCCTGCCAACGACTCAGCCTGCGCGCCGCTGCAGCGAACCTCGTAAGAGTCGCTGATTCCGAAGCTGCCTTCTTTGGGCGCGCGCTTGCTGATAGTGGGGATGTACCCCATGGAAAGAAGTAGCTGCCGAGACCCTACAGCCAGTGACGGGCTAGTGGTGACCAGTCCTACCGTTGAGGTGGCTTCTGTGAACGTGCAGGACCCATCCCCCGAGAACAGGCCCTCCAAGGCAGCTAGAGCAATGCCGTCAGGCGCTTCCATAATGAACCGGGGAAGCTTCTTGTGGCCCGCCCCATGTCCACAGGCGTTCTTCAGGAACTCGCCCAAGATGACGTCGTTGGTGGCGTAAGTCGCCCCCTTGTCCGTCGAGTGGAAATGACGAGTAGGGGCGCCCATTCCAATGGACATCAGGGCCTCGTCCATCCGGTCCATAAGATTGGTCTCGCTGGAGTTGAGCGCCAAAGAGGCACTGTCCCCATTCGAGAAGCCCTCCGCTGCGTATAGCCCGATGATGTAGGCCAACTCCTCAGTCACCCGGAGGTAGCGAGGCACTCGGTCAACCGACTCCTGCTCGGTGAAAACACTTCGGGCAGTGACCCAATCCTGGAGGTCCCACTTGTGGTCTTGAAGGAAGGTCTCGCGCTCGCCACGTTGGAACTCTGGCAAGCCGTTCATCTCCAGCCACTCGTAGATCTCTGCCTTGGCTAGGCTCAGGCGACGGTAGATGTACCGCTCGGTGTAAGCCCGCTCTTTGACGTATCCAGCAAGATCGAGGTCGAGGTTGGACCAGGTCTTTCTGCCCACGGGGTAGAGGACAAAGTCGCCTTCCTTCAGATCCTTGGAATCGACCCAGTCCGGCTCTCCTACCCCATCGTAGCTCCAAGGGTTGTGTTCGGTGGCTGCCCACACCGGGTGCTCTTCCGACAAGGTGAACGGGAAGGCGGGCAAGGAGGCCACCGTGAACTCTCTGGTCGTCTCATCGGGTCGAACAGGTCGATCCGCGATTGCTTCCACCTTCTCCCAACTCCCCACGCGTGACTTGAGGTAGTCCCCCAACTTCACTTCCGACGCAGGCAGAGGTCCATCTCGAGTTTCGACTAGGGTGTCCAGCGACGTGCAGTAGACACTCGCATCAGGTGAGGCCGTCTGCGGGAAGAGCAGTCGAAGAGGGACGATGTGCTCGACGGCAATGGCCTCCTGCGCCTTGCGGAGGACCTGCAGGTAGAAGGTGTCCTTCAACACCGGCAGGATCATCGGCATGCCCCAGCCCTTGTCCTTCTGGGCGATGGTGGGGCGCTTCATGTGGTAGATGTTGTCCCGACTGAAGAGCAGCGCCTTGTTCTGGCGCAGTGCCTCCATGAAGACCTGCGGGATGCGCTCGATGATGTGCCGCTTCGCCATGCGCACATCGTTCGCCAGCATCGGCGGAATGACGTAGTAGTACCGGCTCTCGCCCGTGGCCTCATTGTGCTGGACGGTGATGTACTCTGGGTTCCAGCGAATCAGTCGGATGTCACGGACCGATCGGACGTAGTGGTCGCGGACCTGGAACTCCTGATGGTTGCCGCACCTCTGGCACTCACCCACGAACTTGTACTCGCGGAAGATATACTTCTGCTTCTCGATGCGGGCCGTATGGTTGCAGTGCTTGCAGATAAGCAGCTTCTGGAACGGGAAGGCCATCGAGATGAGGGCGTTACCGTAGACGTTGTAGTCGAGCCCAGCCTCGACCTCGAACATCTTGAACTTGAGGACGTTGTGGAAGAAGTACTCCCACTGCTTGCGAAGGGTCTCGTTCTCGGTGTCGAACACGAGGTCCGTCACTGGGTACTCTGCCATCTTCGAGCAGACCGCACTGATAATCGGGTTCGTCAGGTAATAGTAGCGGCACCACCTGAGCATCGTCTTGAAGGACGACGGCAGATACGTGTGCGCGATGTCGAAGAAGGGCGAGGGGTAGCGGATGGCCCCAAGGGCCTCACTGGTCATGGAACGGCCAGTGTTCCTGGAGAAGCGCAGGCCGCCTGCAGGGCCGAACGTCAGGGCGTCAATCATCTATCACCCATAGTGCTGCTGGATCGTCTGTAGCTGCTCCGCAGCTTCTTGCGGGGATGGTGCACTCACAGCAGTTCTCAAAGGGGCCCCAGCCCGTATCCGGTCCAGTACCCTGCCTAGTCGGGAACCGGCCTTCTGTCCCCCGTACCACATGGCAGCGCCGGGCACCAGGCCAACTCCTGTACTGGCTATGAACCCCGCCGTACCGCCAAGAGCGCCAAGACCCTGCTCCAACGCACCACCTTCTCCTGTAGGAGTTGGGGCGGGGGCATTTACGATACTCGGTATCTCCAAGCCTACCGGCAGCACACTCCAACTCTTCATTCCCCCTGGAAGATACTTCGTCTTGGGGCCTGCACCTGTCCACCCCCGGCGGGATAGCTCTTCTGCTATTGCCTTGATTCGTCCCGTGCCTGGTTTCGTGCCAAGCAGGTGCTCCCCACCGCCCTGCATGAACTTGTCGTGCGATTCCTGAGCTGCAGAGTAGGACTTCTCTGCTTCAGTCGGGCCTGTCTTGACCCGGCTCCACAGTGACCGGTCGGCGGGTTTGGGGGGAATCTTGGATTTGAGATGCTGGGCCGCCTCCTGTATCGAGAAGTCACGCCCTTCCAGCTTCTGGCCGAGCTCTTTCGCCTTGTCCTTCATCACGTTTACTGGTGAGGACTCCCGCCACCCCGCTCTTAGCCCTTCAAGTGGGTGTCTGATCCTTCCAAGGGCCTTGTCCCCGCCTTCGAAGACCCCACGAGTGACTCTTCCAACTTGCCCAAGAGCACCCAAGCCCAACTCCTTGGGGCGGCGCAGCCTATTCAATACGAACTTGCCAGCCTGGCGGAAGAACCCACCTTGGGCCAGCTTCTGAAGCTCGTTGTTGAACGACTCCAGGCTCTGTTCGCTCAGTGGGTCACCCACGACTTCAGCTCCTCGAGCTGTTCAGCCAGTTGTCGATTGCGCAGCTGCATGTACTCGTACGCTACCATGAGTTTTGCTGACTGGACATCTTCTGTCTTGTTCTCGTCTAGCTTGAGTGCCTCAGGCCCCTTCTCTTTGAGCTCAAGGAATCTCGTCTCGACCGGGGCGGGGTCACGCTTCAAGTAGTAGTCGACGCTGGTGCCAGCACTCGCTGGGACTCCAATGGCCGGCTTCATGTTCAGGGGGTGGTCGTCCAGGAATCTCGCCGTGCAGAAGTCGCATCGGCCGTCTAGATCGTCCGTGTCGACATTCCCGCAGACCCTGCAGGTATAGGAGGGCTCAGACAGCACCTCGCTGGCGAAGTCCAAGGGAGCTGGCAGATAGATGACCCCCTCATCGAGGGCGCAGGCCGCGACGTATCGGGAAATCTCGTCCCCGTAGGTCTCCTTGCGCATGGTGTTCGCGATGTCGACCCCCGCCATGAGCTGAGCCATGGTGCAGCGCTGGGTGATATCGAACCTCGGGACATTGTTGTTCAGCGCCTGGATGATCTTCTCGAAGATGTGCCACTCGCTCCAGAAACCCATCGTCGAAGTCAGCACTCGCACGGCCTGAATCTTCTGCCAGTTGTGCTCACTGACGGAGGTAGCCCGAAACGTAGTGAGAATCTCCCGCTTGAGGGTGTCCGCCTCCCACTCCAACCACTCAGTACCGAACTTCTCCATCAGGACCAGGGTCAGCGCCACTGGGTGGGCGTCATGGAAACTGAAGAACCGAATGATCGGTTCCAGCGACGCCTGCACCGGGGCTGGGGCCTTCGAGATATCCAGACCCCACTTAGCCATCGACCCAGCTTCTGTCATGCGGCGCTCCGTATTGCCATCTTGGGCGTCGCAACAGCCGGCTTCGCTACCGGTGGCTTCGGCATCTGTGGTGCGGTCACAGGTGGTCGTGCCCGAGCTACCTGGGAAGCCGCGTTCTGGGCCCTGATACGCGCCAGGAATTCAGGGGTCGCAGCAGGGCTCACTGCCGACTGGGATAGCTGAGTGGAACTATGAAGCCCTTGAGGCCGGGCCATGTAATGCTCGAGCTCCTTGATTGTGTTCGTGGGGAGCCCAGCAAAGCTGCCCTTCCTGGCTTGGTAGACCCTCTTGGCTAGATTTGCCGCCTCTGACGTCACCTCGGACGCGAAGCCTGCAATCTTCATAAGCTCGTCGATGAAGCCCCTGAAGACTAAGGCGTTCATGTTGCTCCTCTAGCGGCTCTGGGTGATCTCACTCTGGTGTGGGAAGTCAGCCGCCAGCCTGGCAATGATGCGCTTCTGGGGTAGAGGTAGGGACTCGAAGATGGACACCGGGTCCTTCTGGAACTCCTTGCGGAACTCCTCAGTGAAGTCACGGTTGAAGGCAGCATGGTTCTGGGAAAGGAACATTAGCTGGTCGTTGGTCACCCGATCGGCGCCGTCCTCCCACACCACATCAGCCGTCTTGTTGAGCCCGAAGGTCGAAGCCCACGGGTCTAGGATGACGTGGTCCCAGCCCTTGTCGAGCCCGTGCTCTACATCAAAGCGGCGTAGCACCTCGGCGTAGGTGGGTGGGTCGATGCTGGCACGCTTCTCGAAGAGCTCGTCGAGGAACTTGCGGTCTCCAGTGCCTGGCTGGCAGGCGATCTTGCGCATCTCAACCGCCGCCTTCAAGTGACCCTTCGGGGCCCAACTTGTGGCACCGGCTTCCAGGACGTCTGGGTCTAGCGGGTAGCCCATCGATGCGGCCTTGTCTGCGAGCTTGACCGCGTACTGCCTGCGGACCTCTGGCTGCATCCGACCCTTCTCCTCCTGGTAGTAGACCTCGGCCTTCTTCACGAGGTCCCAGGTGTGGATGGGGTAGTAGCCCTTGCCATCGAGGATGACAGCGTAATCCTCAGGCCCACTTGCTTTGGCGACCTTGACCTTCGGAGTCGGCCGCTTGCCTGTGATGTCCACCACGTTCGCCTGCTTGGCCTCGTTCTCCATCTTGTCGAGCCTCGTATAGTAGTCGGGGATCTCTTCGAGGTGAACGCGGGCCACCTCCGCCGCGACCTGTGGGTTGTTCGTGTGCTCCTTCTCGACCTTCTTCCCCATCTCCATCTGCTTTGGTGAGAAGTCGCTGCTGGTCTTCTTGTCGGCCTTGCCGCCAGCGATGATGTCTGCAGCCTGCTTCTGGCTCTCGCCACCCGAGGGGGCCGCAGCCACCTTGGCGGGGGCAAAACCTCTTGCCAGCAGTGTCTCTCGAGCCGCCGCTAGCTCCTTTGGGTGCCGGTAGCTTTTCGCAACCCCCCACTGCCCCAGGAGCTGGTGGGCCAGTGCCTCGTGCTTAGCGCCTGCCTGCGGAGAGTGCTTCTCGGCCGCTGACATTAGTCGAGTAGTGTGGCGTCTCAACGCTGCCGGACCAGACAGAATTGCTTCGCGCGTAGCTTTTGGGGCCCATCGTGCGACCGTCCCTTTGACCCACTCCGGTGAGACAGCCGTCTTCACCAGCGCTTCAGGCGGGTCAAGGTCGAAGCGAATGCAGGCACGGGCGAGGTTGGCTGCTGCCAGCTTCTGGCTCTCCTTCTCTGGGTTGCCTACTGCGCCACCCCCACCGATAGTGCCAGTGGAGCGTTTCTCTCCTCCTGACATGGTGTTTCCCGCAGCGTGGGAAACAGCAGGAACCATGGCCCCTCCCAGAGCCCTCATCATGGTGTTTGCTGGGACTGGTAGCAGCCCAGTCGCGGCACCAACTGCCAAAGAGATACCAAGATCACGAAGGTTCAGGTCTGGGTTTATTGCTGCCTCCCCAACACCGCCCCCCAAAGCCCCTGCGATCATGTTCCGCAACTCAGGAACAAGCCCGGCAGTTTTCACTAGGAGATCCGGCGGTCTGATGTCAAAGCGCCGACAGGCCTGGACAAGATTGACCGCAGCCAGCTTCTGGGCATTCTCGGGAAGCTTGTCCCCATGCTCCATGAAGTAGACGACGGACATCGCCGTGGTGCCCGCGTCGTGGCAAGCGTACTTGCGAAGGACGTGGCCCTCGTCGAGCGCGATGAGTGCGAAGTCCTCGTTGCCCAGCTTCTCCATGGGCCGTACATCGGCAGTCTTGATGATATCGGGCAGGGACTCGAGAGTGGGAAACTTGACCTTCAAGGTTGCGCCCATGTCGTCGTAAGCGTCGAGAACGACACCAGCGTACTTGTTCTTCATGGGCTTCTCCTTGTTCCCGTGCCTCAGTGTTGCCCCAGCGCCAGCGCCACCTAGAGTACTTCCCCCGAGGGTCAGCGCGCGACCCGCTGCCGACGGAAGACTGTGCCCCCAAGCTGCCCCGACCAGGCTACCAGCCAAGCCGCCCGCAGCACCTCGAAGTGCGCCTTCCCCCCGTTCGCCTTCTGGAGCCGTGAGTGCCCCTGCTCCTGCACCAAGGCCGGCGGGCAAGCTGACACCTCTGATAGCTCGGCTACCGATGTCCTTGGCCTCTTCAGCAGCCTGTCGAACAGTCTCACGGGCAGTTCCAGGGAGTTCCTTGTGTAGCCTGTTCCAGAACGGGCCAACCTGCTCTTCAAGGATAGGGCCGAGGCGGGCGCGGACACCCTCCATGACGCCTTCGGCACCCGCCCTGCCGACACGCTCGGCTATTCCTGAGGTCTTGACCTTCTTCATGCCGTCCTCACTAGAAACCGTAGCTATTTCGGGCCTACGGGGTCAACGAAAAACCCCCTGGATCCCCGGCATAAGTATCCTGAACCCTAACCTTAAGGAGGTTAGCCCGTGAACGAAGAGGTGTTGATTGGCCAGTGTCTGAACGGAGACCGCGACCGGAGCTGTGACTACTGCCCGGCGCATTCGAGCAGGAATGGCAACTGTTGTTTCAGTATCCGTCATGAGTACGGTGACCCTGACTGTACTGCCTGTGTTCTGGAGAAGGAGTGTGCGCCTCTAACACACGGCAACGCCCGGTCTGCTCCAAGAATCATATACCCCGGCAGGTCCCCAGCGAAGGTTCCAATGCGCACTTCTGTAGCGCCAGGGACTACAACCAGGCAAGTCTTGCAGAACCGGGTGATGGTGATGCAGGACTACGGGCCTCAGCCAGGGGAGCCACTACTAGTACAGCAGCCCATTCAACCTGAGCCGCTGAAGCTCAACCCAAAGGACGGACTGTTCAGGAGGTTTCTCAAGGTCTCATCCTGGGGTGCCGGAGAGGGCTTCTTCGAAATGGCCCTTAACTTCTTCCGGAAGCGGCGCCCGGAGTGAGGTACATAGATTGTGAGTAGGAGGAGACATGGCACTACACCCCCTGCACACCGCACTCGCAGGCCTACGGGTTCGCTCACGATGGCCTGACCAGGAGGAGTTCGCCTACCAGGTGGGCTTGAGCGAAGGCGGCTACCGGAAATATGAGACCGGGGAGAGGATTCCCAGTCTGGCTGTACTGAAGCTGATCCTTGAGAAGACAGGCGTCTCCAAGCTGGCAGCCGACACGCTTATCCAACTGCGCAATGAGGCCAAGGCCCAGCAAGTGGGTATCCCGTCTTGTCAGACCCCTGCAGTAGACTGCGATGCCCTGGCAAAGAGGATCAGGACGGAGACGGTCTTCGTGCTGAAGCAAGCAGGCATAGAGGTGAAGGAGCCGGTGAGAGCAGTGATGGAGAAACGCATAGCCATGATCCTGAAGTCCGTGCTTGGAGTCTGACATGACAGAGTGCCGCTATGTCGCGAAAGACCGTGACAAGGCGTACCTCACCAACAACCTGTTGCTACCAAAGTGCTTCATCAACACTTCGGTGATCAAGGCGGCACTCACGTTCACATTGAATGATGAGGAGCCGATTCTGGATGAGGTCACCGGAGAGCCGATTGGTTCGAAGCCCAAGTTGCTGAGGCTCTGGGATGAGACAGATACCCATGTGATCGTACCGAGAGAGTTCCTTCCTCTGGAACAGTACCCCGAGTTCCAGTGTGAGTTCGTAGCTGTGCCACCTCCGGTATTCGAGACGGTGCGCATCGACGACCACATAGAGCTCCGCGACGAAGAGCAGCTCGTTGCGTACGAAGCTCTCCTGAACAACTTCAGCGGCACCCTCAACCTGTCTTGCGGAAAGGGCAAGACCGTCATTGCGTTGAAGGCTGCTGCCGCGTTCAAGGTTCCGACGATTATCGTCGTGAATACCACCGCTCTTCTAGAGCAGTGGAGAGAAGAGATTGTCCGGCACCTGGGTGTCCACAGTGTGGGCACCCTGCAAGGACCTAATCAGGACTGGAAGGGCCACCCAATCGTGCTGGCCATGGTGCACACGCTCTCGAGCAGGCTGTGGCCCATGGAGTTCCGGCGTCGGTTCGGTCTGGTCTTCTATGACGAGGGGCATCATATGAGCGCCCCTGTCTTCGTGCTCAGTGCAGACCTGTTCTTTGGGAGGAGGTTTTCCCTTACGGCAACAGCGTCTAGGACGGACGGCCTGGAGGTGATTTACCAGTATCACCTAGGCAGGGTCATCCACAGCAACCTCACACAAGAACTCGTTCCGCACTCGGTCTTTCACCTGTTGAAGTGGGAGATGCCGCCCAAGCACCGGCCTCTCGTGGTGGACCGCAACGACGACATCAGCATTCCGAGAGTCCGTACCTACCTCGGGCGTCTTGAGTGGCGGAACAACCTGATCTATGAGCACCTGGCCCGCGATCTTCAGGATGGCCGCCAGATTCTAGTGCTCAGCCACAGCGTCAACCACGTGGAGCTGCTTCACGGCTACTTCGGTGGAGGCGCAGGGATGATTACTGGGGGTACTCCACAGGAAGAGCGTATGCCAATCCTGCGTGAGACAAATCCCATCTTTGGGACGTTCCAGCTGGCACGTGAGGGGCTCAATAAGCCCTCGCTGGATACGCTGTACGTGGTGACGCCCTTCAGCAACTCGAACGACCTTCAGCAGGCATGGGGCCGCATCCAGAGGAGGTTCGAAGGCAAGAAAGCCCCGCTTGTCAGGGTCTTCGAGGACGCGGCATTCGCGTGCTGCATCAGGTCGTGCGGTGGTCTGAGGGCTGTCCTACGCAGGTTCGATTACCCCTACGAAAGGGTGACATGGGAGAGAAGATGAAGGACATCGACTGGGAGAGACTTGTCGTAGTCACAGCGGTGCACGGGGAGAGATGCCTAGGCTGGGTGCCACAAGAGCCCAATCTCGACCCGAAGAAGTACCTGGAGGAACGAGGCCAAGCAGGATTACCAATCAAGCTGCAGGATGTCCGCAACCTCGTGAGTCAAACAACGCCCAGTGTGGACACTAGGGGCAACATCGTTGGCCTCTCCAAGATGCTGATGCTTCTACCAATCGATCTGTTCAACGGGCCGCTCCGGGAGCTCCACGTCATACCTTCTTCCTGGTACTTCCCAGGTGATAACAGTGACGACTGCAAGAAGCAGGTCGTGGACCTGATCGAGCAGGCAGTCGAGACAGAGACTCGCCTGTCCGCAACCGCTGCGGGGCTGCACTTAGTTGGTGGACCTCTACCACCACCTAGAAAGACCCCGTGAGCGAGCTCAAGCCTTGGAGTCGAGAGTGGAAAGAGGAGCAGCTCTTCCGCATCTATGAGCAGTGGAAGGACTGTCAGGTCTGTCCTCTCGGCGCCACACGAACGAACGTCGTCTTCGGGATGGGTAACCCTGATGCGAAGCTGCTGTTCATTGGTGAAGGGCCTGGCGAGGAGGAAGACTCGTCTGGTGAGCCCTTCTGTGGGGTGTCTGGCCAGCTGCTCCGTAGCCTACTGAACAGCGCAGGTATCAAGTGGGAGGATGTCTACGTCACCAACCTCGTAGCGTGCCGGCCCATGGACGACAAGGGGAAGAACCGGGACCCGTCAGTCGTGGAACGGGACGCGTGCATGCCCCGTGTCCACCAGATCATATACATCGTGGACCCGTGGATCGTAGTGCCTGTGGGCAAGGTCTCCCTGAAGGCGCTAGCCAGAGGAAGGGACTGGGCAATCACTGAGCACAGAGGTGTTGTGTTCAGCTCTCCGCACGTGTCAGCCAAGCTGATGGGTGACCGAAACAGCACTGAAGTTCCAGGTCACGTCTTCCCTAAGAAGGACTCAGAGAAGCGGGAAGTACATCTCGAGTACGACATGATCCCGATTCTCCACCCATCGTACCTCCTTCGTGAGGACAGCTACGACGAGAAGAACCAGAAGTTCCCACCCGATGGGGTCACACAGAGAACCTTCGAGGATCTCAAGCACATCAAGAAGTACCTGACCACCATGGAGCACGAGTACGCCACCGTCCCGAGATTCGAGAGGAAGTGACATGGTCAAGCCAGCAATCGGAAACGTGAAGAGAGCCAACCCGAAGCCGGCGCCACAAGCAGTGGCTGTTCCCAAGCCTGAGCCGACTGGGTTGCCAAAGCCTGTCGCTGCACCACAGCGGAGGGAGGACCCGGATGTCGTTGCAGCAAGGGCGGCAGTCGAGAACTTCGAGCTCCAGAGGCGCATGCTCGTTGAGATGAAGGAGGACTGGGAGAAGAACTTCCCCGAGGCCAACATCGCGAAGCAGGAGATCATGCGGCAGGAAGACATCGTGATGGAGGCCGTCGCCAAGGCCAAGCCCCTCATCGCCAAGATCAAGCAGTCCATCGGCGATTTCAAGGCCCAGCCGAAGTTCAGCAAGGCCCGCTACGACGACGAGGAGGTCACCAGGATCCTCGCAACCCTGGAGAACCGACTCCAGGTCTTCGACGAGATGCTGACGAGCGGCATCGTGTCTGCCATCGGGCTCAATCGAGAAGCGGCTCTCGCATGGTTTGCCCAACGTCCTGGGTACGCAGAGGCATTCCAGCCGGCGTTCAAGGACGTTGAAGAGATGACCTGCGCCGTCTCCGTCCCCAAGATCTGAGGTCTACATGGAGAACGAAGCAGTGGTCGAAGTCCACGACGTCGGCCTGGTCGATCATGTCACCCGCATGCGTGGGTGGACAGTCAAGCAGGAGGACGGGAAGGTCACCACCAGAGAACAGAGTCAGCAACACCCCATCCCGGAGGTCTACATGGCAGCACTCGAAGCGCACATTGGGGACGCCCAAGCGAAGGTCACCGTGGGTGCAGAACTCAGCCACAACAAGGACTACTGCACGGCAAAGGCGTTCGTGAGCGTCTCTGCTACCTGCAACAACAGCGAGGATGCCATCAACGCAGCCCACAACATCATCCAGCCGCTAGCACGGAAGCTGGTCAACGAGGACCTGGAGAAGATGAAGGAGGACCGGGATGCCCACTCGGGGGCCATACCAGCACAGCCTGGCAAGGTCTCCAGTCCGCCGAGGGCGAACGTCAAGCCCCCAGCGGTTGCCGCCAAGCCGGGAGTACAGCCCCCGTCGTTCCGGAGATAGACGATGTACGTCCGGGATGGAACCAACCCAGGAGCCTTCGATGCAGTCGTAGCCATCGAAGGCTCCTTCAAGTACAGGCCAGATCTGGATGTAGTACCCACCGCCGAAGTGCTGATGGTCTACCTGAACAGCACGACCAAGACCACGTACGGGTCGTGCCCATTCAAGACCTTTAGCCCCAAGACCATAGAGGCACTGATTGAGTTCCTGAAATGCGCTGAGCAGGACTTCGGGGACGTCGTGTTCGAAGGTGGCGTCTTGACGCCATTTGGGCCAATGGCCCCGGTAGTCCGAGGTGCAGAGTCGGAAGATGGGCTTCCCAAAGGACTCGGAGAGGAGAGGTAGCCTATGGCAGCACTAGAGGATCGTGTTCTCACGAAGGTACTGAAGAGCGGGTCGTTTCAAGAGGTGGTGAAGCGCGGCCTATGTGAAGAGCACTTCCTCAACCCCGACTCCAGGATGATCTTCAGGTTCCTGAAGCAGCACTGGTACAACCCAAATACCAATGGAACTCTGCCCACAATACAGCGTGTCCGCCAGAGGTGGCCAGCGTTCACGCTTACGGCCACAAGTCAGGACGAGGAAGGGGTGCTCACAGCACTCATCGACGAACTGAAGATGAAGGCTTTCGAGTCCGACGTCTGGTCGATGTCGGAGTACTTCAAGGAGCTCGTCGAGGAAGACCCGGTCAACGCCATCCAGGTGTTGAAGAAGCGCCTGTTGGAGATAGAGGTCAAGCTCAATACCGGTGAGCAGTCCAATGGGATGGGTGTCCAGGAAATCCTGTCAATGGCCAAGGAGCACTACGAGGGTGCCCAGACGGGGGCCATCTTCGGGGTTCCCTGGCCTTGGCAGTGCCTGACCGAGGACACGCTCGGCAAGCGTGGCGGTGACTTCGTGGTGTTCTACGGCCGCATGAAGAGCATGAAGTGCGTCTGCGAAGGGCAGCGCGTCATGATGCCAGACGGAGCCCTGCTGCCTATCGAAGAGGTACCTGAGCTCTGTAAGGCACCGTCGTTCACAGAGACCACCGGCCGTATCCGCATGGCCAAGGCCAGGCGAGTGGTAAGTGGCACCAAAGACAGCGTGGAGGTCGTGACGGAGTCCGGACTGCGGCTCCGAACCAGCAAGGACCATCTCTACATGGTTCCAGGAGGCAAGTACCGGAGAATCAAGGATCTGAGAGTGGGGAACCACGTCGCCACCGCTAGGTCTCTGCCCGAATGGAGCCCAGACAAAGACCAAGTAACTCCCGAGGATGCGCATCTACTAGGGCTGTTGGTAGGCGACGGGAACTACACTCGCGCTGATCAGGACGTCCTACAGGCTCTGAGAAGGCATGCTGCTCGTCATAACTGTGTGCTCACGGTAGGGGCTCGGCCAATCGAGTTCCGAGTCCGTCGAGAGGCAACAGAGAAGCACAACAAGGTGCTCACTCTACTCAAGGATCTAGGGATCCATGGCAGCAAGGGTCCTGAGAAGCGGATTCCCAGAGCAGTCTTCACCTCTAGTCGGGAGTCGATTGCCGCATTCATCGCGGGCTATCTCGATACGGATGGCCACGTGAAGAAGGTGGTCCGATGGGAGAGCGCCAGCCAGGGGCTCATCGGGGATCTGCAACACCTCCTTCTCAGGTTCGGCATTCGAGCCCGAGCGAATCAGGCCACAACCAATTACGGGACGGAAGCCTACAGCTTGACGGTCTACACCAAGAAGGACGCTCAGACCCTTGACAGGGTTGTGGGCCCGTTCCTCAGCTCTGAAAGGAAGAGAAAGGCCCTCACAACGCTCGGTGTCGTCACTGGGCCCACGAGGGTCAACACCGACGCCATCCCGTGGACCAAGGAGTTGGAGTCCACGATCATCGCAGCCAAGCAAGGATACGAGTGGCCAAAGTCTGGCCTCTCGAAGATGGATAAGTCCAAGCTGTTTCAGTCCGGCCGGATCAGCAGGCGCTTGCTGACAAAGCTGGCTGAGGCGTTTGACTCCGATGAGCTGCGAAATGTAGCCAACCAAGACATTGCCTGGGAAAGGATCAAGAGCATAACCCCAATCGGGCAAGTGCCTTGCTACGACATCTGCATCGAGGACGGGCAAGATCCGAACTTTGTTGTGGAGGGCTTCGTCGTCCACAACACATGGATCTTGCTCTACTGCGCCGCCGTCGACTACCTGAACCACAACAAGCGGGTCCTGATCTGGTCGAAGGAGATGTCCCCGCTCAAGCTGGGGCTTCGTCTTGCAACCCTGCTGTCACGGGTTGACTACCAGCTGTTTAAGAAGGGGCTGCTTCCACCCAAGATGAGGGAGCACTGCTTTGCCGTGCTCGAGTCTCTTACCACGGGCAGGGTGAAGCACGATCTGAGACGAGGGGCTGCAGCAGGGATGCGGGATCTCCTCATGCTGGCCGGCAGGCAGGCCCCGAGGAGTCTTGAGGGGCTGAAGGAGAAGGTGGAAGAGTTCGAGCCTGACGTCATCTACCTGGACAGCTTCTACCACATGGACTCCCTGCGGTCGGAGCAGATCACGGTACGGTGGCAGCGCGTGGCAACGATGGCGGAAGACGTGAAGGCCTATGCAGAAGACGTCCATCTGCCCATCGTCGCGGTGCATCAAGCCAATCGGCTTGGTGAGAAGACCTACGGCAACACGCTGGCCGACCTAGCAGATGCTGACGTCATAGCCAGGGAGGCCGACCTCATCATTCGCGTGTTGAAGAGCCCCGGCTACATCGGACTGCATGAGGAGGACTACGAGGAGGAGTTCGTACGGGTACTACGAGATGCAAAAGCAGCCCCGAGTCCCATCCGACGTAGGCTCCCCCGCATCAAGCTAGGAGTGTCAGAGGTAGATGATAAGAGAACGGTGAACTCCTACCTGATGGACAAGCTCTCCGCAGAGGCAGGCATCAAGAGGGTAGGTGGGGAGCTAGCACTGGTGATGGGTGGCAATCGTGAGGGCACACTGGAGGCATTCACAATCAAGGCCATTCCGTCCTACAACTTCAGCCTCATCACGGACAAGCCAGACATGAAGCGCATCAAGGACTGGATGAAGATCGACGACAAGGACGACGACACCCCCGCCAAGAAGGAACGAGCGGAGCCAAAGACCGCGTCGGACTTCAACAAGGCCCTGGCAAACTCGGGGATGAAATGAGCAGCCTTGCTGACGAGATCGCCCAGCAATACCTCAAGAGAGTCCGGGTCAAGGACGAGTTCATCTCGGCCGCATGCCCTTTCCACAAAGGAGGGCACGAGTCCATGCCTTCGTTCTGGGTCAATCGACAGATAGGGAACTGGGGCTGTTTCACCTGTGGTGAGCATGGAGGTGGGCTCAAGTGGCTTCTGAAGAAGCTGGGGGTTAGCACGGCTCATTTCGACGCCCGGCTAGAGGAGGCCGAGAAGGAAGCGAAGAAGACCATTGAGGTGGATAAGGCCAGGGCACGCAGGAAGGCCAGGAAGCCGTTCGCCGGCGAACACCTGCTCCCTGACGCCCTGCTCGGGGTCTTCGACTTCATGCCCCTGGACCTGGTGGAAGCTGGGTTTGACAAGGGCGTGTTGCAGGAACACGAGATTGGGTATGACAGGCGCAATAACCGCGTAACTTTCCCCATAAGGGACCTGTTCGGCAACTTAGTTGGTATCTCGGGTCGGGCCACGATGATTGGGGAAGAGCCCAAGTACCTCATCTACAGTGGTCGTCGGGTCATAGACGGAAAGGAGGTGCTGGGAGAGCTAGGGGAATGGTACCCGGACTACACCAACGAGGGCGTGCGTGACCATCTGTGGAGGCTGGACAGGTGCTACGAGCGCCTCATGAAGAACGAAGGAGGTCAAGAGCAGCTCATCATTGTCGAGGGCTACAAGGCTGCGCTGTGGCTGGTCCAGAACGGCTGGATCAACACTGTAGCCCTCATGGGCGCACGGATATCCCCCAACCAGGAACGAATCGTCAGGAGCCTGGGTGTGGAGACCTTCGTACTGCTAGACAACAACGAGCCTGGTCGAAAAGGTAGCGCCCGCGTGTGCCAGAGGCTCGCAGCAAGTACGTTCGGAGTCTATGAGGTCTCATATCCAGAGGACTGTGATGAGACAGCCCAACCGGATGACCTCATCGTCATAGAGCTCGAAGCAGCTCTCGGTAACTCACAACGTGTTGGAGGTAAGAGTCATGTCAGAAGAGAACTACGACAGTTGGGACGACAGCCTGGAGGAAGATCGACAGTCCGGGCACGGAGCCAGCAGTAAGAAGTGGGGCCTGCTATGGAGGCCTTCCGAAGTGCCGACCAAGATCCACTTCGGCAGGCCTGAAAAGCCCTACGTCCACCCGACGTCGGGCAAGGAGTTCCCCTTCCGCGCCAGCAAGCGGCACTTCCTGCCCGGCAAGGGCAAGGCCAAGAGGGGGGCATTCATCGAGTGCGGGGTAGATCGGGGCGACCAGTGCGTCGTGGATGCCTACATCAACCCGGCGGCCTACGGACTGGTCAATGTAGCCCCGGACGCCAACCTGGCCGAGTTCCCAGCCAAGGTGTACTACGCCGTGTCAGGGTGGATCGAAGAGGAGTTCCACCTGGTCGACGTCGAGAACCAAACCAAGGAAGGCACCCACAAGGAACGGTGGCGCTGCTTGGGCCGAGGGTGCCAGTACTGCCGAGATGGCTGGCCGAAGGTCTTCAGGCAGAGGTTCTACATGGAGATCAGCCCTGGCCAGTGGCGGCACTCGTTCCATGATCTGCACAAGCGCATCGAGAATACCTACTGCAAGTGCGGTGGGACCATCTACGTCACCAGCTTCGTCTGCGGAGGGTGCGACAAGATGGTAGTGGATGTCTCGACGTTCTGCGACTGCGGCAGTGACGACGTTGGCTTGAACACGGAGTCAGGCCAGGCAACCTGCGGCAAGTGTGGCAAGAGCTGGACCGCCTTCTACACCGAACACCCGAAGATCTACGAGGAGAGCAATGAGCCGTACAAGTGCAAGTGCGGCCACAAGGGGTTCCTCAAGCCGACCCGCATCTGCTCGACCGAAGGATGTGAAGTGCAGCCCTTCAGCGTCTTCGACTGCCAGCTCACCGTCAGGGTGACCGGGGACAAGAAGGAGAAGCGCCTCCTCATCGATGCGCACCTCATCCAGGAGCCCGATCCCAGGCTCTTCGACCCGAAGTTCCAGGGAGACGATGATCGAGCCGCCCAAGTCGCGGAGTCCTTCCAGAAGCCGGTGGACCTAGACTACCTGCTCAAGGCCCCGTCCACCGATGACCAGTGCAAGATCATCGGGAAGGCCAACCCCTTCAATGCCGTTGCGCGTGGTGCCGCCCGCTACGCGAAGTATGACAAGGGCACTGAGGACGGGGGCGAGGCAGTGGCTGATGAAGAAGTCGCTGCGGAATAGCACTACCAACTGAGGAGGTGCGCCGGCACTAGCTGGTGCACCTCCTTCTCTTTGGAGCAAGCATGTCCGGTAGGCAGTTCAACATTGGGGTACCACTACCCACGTACATCGAGACAGATGAACAGGCCCAAGACCTGCTACACATGTCTCTGCGCAAGCTGATTGAGGAACCTGGAGACCTCATAGGGTTCGACACTGAAACCCACGGCAAGAAGATGCCGTTCAAGGTCGGCAACAGGTCCCCTCTGGATTGGATGTCGGACACGGTTGTCTACTGGTCCTTGGCGTTCTACTACCACGAGGAGGCCTTTCGATTCTGCATTCCCGGTGAGTACCTTCAGTACTTCGCTCCGTTACTCGAGAATCCAAAGGCTTGGTTGGCCTGCTGGAACGCCAAGTACGACGCACATGTCTCGTGGAACAGCGGCATCAATATCTGGAACGCTAACGTTGTTGACGGGTTAGCCCTGGCCAGCCTGCACGACGAGAACCGCCGCTCCAAGAGCTTGAAGGTCTGCGCACCTGACTGGTGTGGCTTGGCCATGACCAAGTACAAGGATCTGTTTCCTAACAGAGACCGGCTCGGGCGAAAGATTGAGGAGTTCGAGTACTCCCTAGTGGACCTCGTGAACGACGGCTATCGGGACCAGGTGGCGGACTACGCCTCGTACGACGCCTACTGCCACCTCATGACGGTGGAATGGGTGCGAGACCGCCTGAAGGAAGCGCTCATCTCACCTGGCTACAGCCTGTGGGACCACTACCTCAACATGGAAAAGGAGATGACCGAGGTACTGTGGCGTATGGAGCGCCGAGGCATGTACTTGGACCTCGACTACCTGAAGTCCCAGATCCCCACCATCGATGAAGAAGTCCTGTCCATCGAGAAGGAGATCAACCAGCTCGCCGGAAGGCCCATCAGTATCAGCTCGAACCTGCAGCTCACGAAGTTCTTCTTCGGTACGAAGGAGTCCGGGGGCTTGGGACTCAAGCCCGTCAAACTCACCAAGGGCAACAGGCCATCAGTAGATGCGGAGGTACTCGAGCTTCTAGAGGCAACAGGTATCGAGATTGCCAAGAAGATCGTTCGGCATCGAAGCATCAGCAAGACGAAGAGCACATACCTGCAGCTGCTCATCAACTTGGCCGAGTACTACGGGGACCGGCGCATCCACCCGAACTTCAACCAGTTCGGTGCAATTACTGGTCGATTCTCTACTGACGTCCCCAACTCCCAGAACTTCCCTCGTGTGGACACTGACGAGTTCGGAATCCGGAAGGCGTTCGTTGCACCACCTGGGCACAGACTGATCGTGGCCGACTACCTGCAGTTGGAGATGCGCATCATGGCGCACATGTCGAGAGACAAGGCCATGATTCAAGCCATCCGCGAGGGCAAGGACCTGCATTGTTTCACCGTTTCCCGAATGGTCCCTGGCTTGACTTACGAGGAAGTTGTCGAAGCCAAGAACCAGAAAGAGGAGGACAAGAGCAAGTTGACCGACCGGCAGAAGTGGCTGCTCCTGCTACGCCAGGACAATAAGGCCATCGGGTTCGGCATCATCTACGGTGCTGGTCCACCCCGAGTCGCGCAGCAGATCGACATCCCGGAAGAGGACATCCAGAAAAGGATTGCCAAACTCGAACGCGAGGAGGTCACGGCCAGCATCCTGGACAGGAAGAAAGGCCGCACTCTCAGTGGCCGCATCGCGCGGGCGATCAAGAACAACCCACTGCTCACAATGGAGAAGGCCATTATCCTGGTGGCTCGGCAGTCAATAGCCGCTGAGAAGATCCAGGCGTACTTCGATACATTCCCTGGGGTGAAGCAGTATATGGTGGCCATTCCCACGCTCTGTAAGGAGAGCATGGAGCAAACGGAGACCTTCTGGTCCAGTGGGGGGTCATCGTTCACTGGAGAGGACTCCAGGCCACGCAGCAGGCCCACGGACAGGAACAACCAGCTGCTAGAGGATGGTCAGGTATACGACTGGGATATGGGGTGGGAGGACGCTCCAAGCTGGAGGCCTGGGCAGACCCAGCCACTCACCAGGACTGGCCATGACAAGAAGTTCGGGTTCGTGCGAACCCTGTGTGGGCGGTACCGGCGACTGGAGGACATCAACCATTCCAACTACCGGTTCAAGTCTGAGGCTGAACGGCAGGCGGTCAACACCACCATCCAGGGCTCTGCTGCCGATATCACCAAGGGAGCGATGCTGCGCATCGAAAATAGCCGAGTACTGAACACCATGGGGGTAGAGATGCTCAACCAAGTGCACGACGAGCTCATCCTGCAGGTACCAGAGGAGAATGCTGATGCTGCCCTGCCCATCGTGCTGGAGTGCATGGAGCACCCCTTTGTTAAGGACAAGGACCCGCTGCTAGTCCCTATCCCTGCCGATGGCAAAGTTGCTCAAAACTGGTCCGAGAAGTAGATGACCCTAGGGCAAATCATCAAGGACATAGCCCGCCGGCATGGGGTTCCTGCAGCCCTGGCCGGCGGGTTTGTCCATGAAGCTATCGAGGAGCTCGCCCAAGTCATAGACTTAGGAGGCGAGGTGAAAGTCCGTGGGTTAGGCACGTTCCGGTGGCAAAGGGCCAGGGCACGTGTCGGCACAGGGGCTCTCAAGGGCTCCAAGACCCCGGCTGGATGGAAGCTACGCTTCCTTCCGGCCAGGCGTTACCGAGGCAGGAGGATGCAATGTCAGACCAAGAAGGTATGACATCGCAAGAGGCTAGTAAGGTGTGACTAGCCATGATAAGAACTGGTCATGCCCTACGCCCGACACGACCAGCAACTTCGTAGCATGTCTGACCGCTATGCCCACTACAAGAAACTAGGCCTCTGCCCCGCATGCGGATCAAGAAGGCCCGAAGAAGGAAAGGTCAAGTGCCGTGTTTGCCTAGATCGCAACCTAGCTTGGTGGCGCCTCAACAAGACCAGGATTTCCAAGGCCCAATCCGAGAATAGGCGCAAGCTGAAAGAGGAGGTCTTTGAGATCTATGGGAAGGCATGCGCCTGTTGCGGAGAGTCCCGCATAGAGTTCCTGACCATAGACCACGTAAAAGGAGATGGGGCCGCACACCGGAGATCTTTGGGAAATGTACGGACTATCTACCTATGGCTAAAGAAGCATGGGTTTCCGAAGAAGGGCTTTCGCCCGTTGTGCATGAACTGTAACTTCTCACGCGGCGTCTACGGGTACTGCCCACACGAGTTGGAGAACCATCATGATCAAGTACGGAGTAGAGCTCGACCCCGAGAAAGTGCGAGAGCTGGATGACGAGAAGACGAAGCAAGCCTCAGAGCAAGCCGGCAAGCCGGGTCGTTGCCCGACTTGTCACCACGTGCTTGACGATGCTGGAGCCTGTCCTGTCCATGGCACAGAGCCTCTGGAATCGGAAGGGCACTCAAAGCGTTGAGCTGCCAAAGGTCCACGGTTGTCGGAACTGTGGACTGATCTACGAGCCCCAGGTCTACTTCCTGGGGTCTGACGTCGGAAGCCTGAGCAGCTTCTGTCCCAAGTGCTGCTCTCCACGGGTCGAATACCTTGGCCCGCTGCCACTGACTACCGAGAACTCACAAGGGGTCTACCTGATAGGTGACCTCGATGAAGACCCTCACGGGCCATTCAAGGACGAGGCCGAAGCCCGCCACAACATATGGGGGTGGTTCGACCAGAGAAAACAACATGCCAAACGTGAAGATCAAGAAGACCAAGGCAAGCTCATCCCCTTCCCCAAAGCCAAGGGCTGAACCAAAAAAGGCACCCGCGTCGGAGATGGCGGACAAGACCGCCCGAGAAGGTTTCATTTCTCCTCCACCAACGGACGGCATCAACGCAGCGGAGCGCGCTCAAGCATTCATCAAGATGATGAACGCCAGCCCGAAGTACCGGGGCAAGGTCCAGGTTCGCAGTGCCAAGGAGTACAAGACACCGTACTTCCTGCGGCGTCCTACCGGCATCCTAGGGCTTGACCTGGCACTAGGCGGGGGATTCCCCGCTGGTGGTGCATCCCAAGTATTTGGAGCGCGGTCATCAGGCAAGACCCACATGTGCTTCTGTGTGGCGGGTCAGATCCAGAAGAACTACGGAGACGAGGCCATCATTGCCCTGGGCATCAGCGAGCTCCGGGGAGACATCGGCTTTATGCGGATGTCAGGCTTCTGCGTGGCGTACTCCGAGCAGCAGATCCAGGAATACGAGAACATACGGGTGAGCAACGGGCTGCCACCATTCACCAAGGAGGAGAGAGCCGACCTGTCCTACCAGATAGGAGAAGTCATCTTCCTGGGCGGATCAACCGGCGGCGACATGCTGGAGAGCACGCTCGAGGTTGCTGACCAGTTGGGCAGCCGATGCCAGCTCATGATCGTCGACTCCCTGGGTTCCCTACTCACACCCGAGCAGGACGAGAAGTCGGTCAGTGACAAGCACTACGGTGGAAGCTCCGGCATCATCACTCTCTGGCAAACGAAGATGGGCCCGAAGTTCATCAACGACCTGCCTGATGGGAGCCTACTGGAGACCACCATCCTGGGCATCAACCAGGTGCGCGCAATGATCGGAGGTCCTGTTCCCAATGCCACCAGACCTGCAGCTGGGGCCAAGTCCTGGGAGCACGCTCAGCTCGTGAACGTAGAGTTCAAGCAAGGCGAGCCCCTCTGGAAGGACACCAAGCACTCCGAGTTGAGCGGGCGCATCGTGAAGTGGGGCATCAAGAAGGGCAAAGCCGGTACCCACGACGGCGCCAAGGGGGAGTTCAACTGGTACTTCTTCAAACAGGGCGGTGAGGACGTTCATGACCCTGTGTTCTGGAAGGACGTGGCAAACGGGGCAATCGTTGGCGGCGCCGACAAGATCACGGACCTCGTCGAAGTGGCCAAAGCCACTGGCATCATCGAGATCGGGGGCGCCTGGCGCACCGTCAAAGACCAGGACGGGAAGATAATCGTGCGCGCTCAAGGCGATGAGGCCTTGGCCGAAAAGGTGGTCAACGACCCGGAACTCGAAGCAATGCTCCGTGATGGCTGCCTTCGGGCATCGGGTCTCTCAATCAGGTGCCGATGAAGCGCGGGATCCTGTTCGAGTGTGGCTCGTGTGGGGCCAGAACGCTGGTCGACCCACTCGTCTTCAACGCCAGACGAAAGGCGAGAGCGGGCCTGCCCTACCCATGCTTGTACTGCAATGCTGACCTCAACGAGCACGGGCGTAGGCTGGAGCTTCGGGAGACCGACAACACGAAGCGCAGCAAGAAGCAGGAGAGGAGAGTGGCCGTGCGAGAAGGAGGGCACAGACAGCCAGGCTCCGGGGCCAGGGATGGGTTCGAGGGGGATGTACGGAACGTCGGCAAGTACCGAGGCGAGTGCAAGTTCACCCGTGCGTCTTCCTACACCCTGAAGCTGGCGGACCTGAAGAAGTTGGAGGCACAGGCGGGCTCGGGTGAGCTGCCAGCCTTCGATGTCGAGTTCCAGTCGGAGTCACCGGCGAAGCGGTACGTCATCATGCCCGAGTGGGTCTACGAAACGCTGATGCACGAGTCCGGAAGGAGACCGGATGCTTGATACCGTTCGTACGATAGGGGAACTGCAGCAGGCCATCGAGGGAAACTTCGAACTGGTGCAGCACTACCTGTCCCAGGTAACCGTGGAGGAGGACCTCTGCAACTACCTGAAGTGGTTGGCCGATACCGAAGTCACCACCGAGGTAGTCACCCACCTCAGACGTGAGAAGACCAGGTCTCTAGGCATCCACCCTTCATCTGCTTCTAAGAAGGGCGTTTGTCTACTCAAGCTCTACTACGAGTGCACAAACGAGGTGAAGCCAGGCGTCGAAGCCTACAACCAGAAGATGCAGATGACCTGGGACATGGGCACAGCTCTGCATGACATGCACCAAGCATGGTTCGAAGCCATGTACGGGGACCAGTTCCAGAAGGAGGTTTCCCTCAAGAGCGCCGATGGGTACATCAAGAGCAGCGCCGACGGTGTCTTCAACTTTGAGCACTATCGCTTCGTCCTTGAGATGAAGTCCATCAAGGAGGGCGGCAGCTTTGGTTGGGAGAAGGTACAGGCCAAGCCTATGGAAGACCACGTCCGCCAGTCACACTTCTACATGAAGCTGGCAGACGTTCCCTACGCGCTTATCTTCTACATGAACAAGAACGCAGGCGAGTTCAAGGAGCACGCCATCACGTTCAGTCAGTCCCTATGGGAAGAGATAGAGCAAGAAGTAGTCACCCCTGTCATCTCTGCAGCCTACAAAAAGGGGCCTATGGTACCGGCCTCTTCGGGCTG